GTCTCTCTTTTTCCATAGTTGTCATATGGTAATGATTTATTATAACATAAAAAAAGGAGGGTATCAACCCTCCCTTTATTATTCTTGTTTTTAACTTAGTAATCTCCTACATATGCGTTTACAGGTAGATTGGTCTTCATCGCACTCAATCAAGCAATCGAAATAATCATCCGTTAAATTTTCTTCACTGTTGTAACGAGTTAGATTATTTCCAATGTGTATCCACTCAGCTAATTGATTACGAGAAATAAGATTGTGCATTGGGTCACCCCTATAGAATAGTTTCCATAACGATAATGATATAGAGAAGATTTCATTTCATAAGCGTGAACCTTAATTCTGTATTATATAGTACAGTTTGTGTTAATTCACTAACATTTGTAAAACTGCAACATAACGACAAAAAAAGAGAGGGTACTTAACCCTCTCAATATCTTACCTTCCAATCGGAAGTTCCTATTTTCTTCAGACATACCCACTTAGCATAGTGTACTCCACGATATGTCAGAAAGGCAAAGGTCTTATCTGGATCGTGCTTGTCTGAATCAAATTCAGGAAGATCATAACAAAGTTTGATCTTCAGCATAACTCACACCTTTTGCAAAAGAATGAGTTCTCCGTAAATCATGCCGATGAATGCTGCACAACCTAGGGATGCGATCCCAACGATTTGTAATGCTTCCACAGCGGTCACTTGGTGTAGATTCTTCCACGGTAGCAGAAGGTGCCGTGAGACTCCTTGGATGCTTTACGAACTTCACACTTAACACCACGGTATGCGGTGTGAGTGATCTGTGCGTCATGGAGAGCAGATGCTTTATTGATCTGCCTTTTGATGAGTTGTAGGGTGTTCATTTGTCTTACTCCTAAAGTAATTGGATTTTTAGGCCCGTTCCTTTAGTCGTCTTTTGCGTCCCATGGACATTCTGGTGTAGAATCCTTTACGGTCTCTACCAGTTCAATCTTTACTTTTGGTTTCAGATGCTCATGCTTTTGAATCCTAAGAACAATAGCATCAGCGTCTGCACAGGCGATACCTGAATAAAGTAATAATTCAAACATGGGATGAACGCTCCGTTCCGAGGCGACCTACTTGCGTCCCTTGCGGGATGAACGACAGGTCTATTATAGACCCTATTTAATATATAGTCAAGTAGTTATGTATTTTATGATACAGTTTCATTATCTTTTAACAAATTAGAAATGGTCTTCTCAGTGCCATCCATAGTTCTAATTTGATATAGATTTGACTTCATATATTTTTTTAGTTTCTTATATTCTTTCTTGACATTCCTAATGCCATCAAGATCAATATTTACATTTAACTTTTCTTCGCTCATTTCTTTTTCTTACTCGTGGATGGTGAAGGATTGCCCCACAGTTTTGGATTAATAGTTCCCGAAGACTGTGTAAATCTGATTAGATCGTGCTTATACAGATCCCAATAGTGATCAAAAATATCAGCCTCCTTTGCAGAAATAACCAGATCAAATGTAGTCAACCCATCTTGAAGATACTCAACTAGGTAAGCAGTATATGGCAAAGATTTGTCTTCGGCTGCGGTAGGATCACAACCTTGTTCAAGTATTTTCACTTTACTCAACTTCTACCTCCCCATTTAATATCAGGATATGCTTCTGATACAATTTCTTTAGTAATCTTATACTTATCTTCAAGGTTCTTATCTTTAACCAGACAAAGAATTTCTGCGTCAAGTGGATGCAGACCTTCAAGCATATTAATAAACATTGTCTCTCTTCTAAGACCTTTCAAAGAATCATTACCACCCTTACAGAAGTTATAGAATCTCTGATACTCCTTACGGATGGTAGTTTTTCCTTTCTTCAAATCTGCAGCAGTGCCCAATGACTTAGTATCAAAGTACTCCATAGTACCAACCATTTGGTTGATCTTTGTACTTAATGTACCAGTGGTAATTTGTTCGTCTTTCATACTAGAGTAAGGAACTTCTCCGGGAGGCAATAGAGAAATCACACTTTCATCGAAGTTCCAGATGAACAATGCCTTCAGGGAATCATGTTCATACTTTCTAAGGACTTCCACCTTTTTTGCCTTAGTTCTTTGCTTTGATGCAAGTGTAAGAACTTCAAAAGCAAATGGATTAGGTGGAAGTTCAAGCGTTGTTTTCGCTGATCCTTTTTTGGGAGGAATAGTCGCCTGTTTAATTGTCGTCTTCCTCGTCGTGTTCTTGGGTTTCGTAGTCATTTTCAAATCTTACAGCTAAAATTTCATCTGGTAATACATTTCCATATTCATCAAGCATCTCTGGATGCATGTAAGGAATTGCTTGTTTTGAGAACTGCTCGCTAACAATATATCCAATTATACCACCTACTAGTAGAAATTGGAATGTTAACAAAGAAAAGATAGTTATAGTTGCAGCAGTCATGGTTCCTCTCCGAGAGTTTTTTTTCTGATATTGAATGAAACCTCAAAGTAGAAATCAATCTCTCTCTTGAACAAGGAGAAAAGTTTCCCAAACCGTATACCGAACGGTCTGACCTTTTGAGGTTTGGGTCCTCCTCCTAACAGTAGTTCTACACCTCTATTTATTGGTAAGTCAGAGAATGCTTTGTTCTTTGAGGAATTTAATTGTTTCAACACACCCTCCGATTTTTTCATAGTCTGCTAGAACTTGGGGAAAAGATGTTCCCTCGGGAAATTCTGCATAAAATTCATCAACCGTAAAATCTCGGTTGAGTTTATACTCGACATACTTTTGTTCTGCAAGTTGCATGACTTGCACAATTTTCGTACAATATGGACAACCGTCCATGGAGTAGATAGTAAACTTCATTCTTGATGGTGTGCTTTGAGATCTGGGTTCGGTTGAGATGGCACTGTAGGATTGCGATCAAGATTCTTAATCACAATGAATGCATCTTTGTTATATTTAACCGTGCCTTTAATTGGAGCCCATTTAGTTCCAGCACCATCAATCTCATAAACAGATGTTCCTGCAATTTCTACAGCAACATTATCATAGCAATCCCAACCAAGTTTTGCAATAGTGTCAGAAAGTTGTTGATGAACTGTCTTCATCACTGCTGCTGCTTTTCTTTGCGCTGCTACTGATTCGTCCATAACCTTTTCGTCTGGGTCAAGTGATCCGTGCATAAAAAAAGAGGGTATTAACCCTCCCATTATAACAAATTAATATGAGATTGTCAAAGTTCGATATACCGAACCTCATCCACATATCCTGCACTCAATGCAGTCTTGATCATCTCATCAGATGAATTTCCCTCCTTGGGTCGAGCAGAGAAGTAGATCACATATCGAGCATTAGGGTTAACTGCTTTCAAGAGAGCACCATTACAGATCGCTTTCTTAACGTTATCAGTTCGTTGAGCACCAGGACGTTTTTTACCTCCAGGGTTGCCACCCTTTGCTTCACCGTATTCAATGACTCCATCTCTTTCAGCAATGTAGTCAACGTTCACACCAATATCATTGAGTTTGACATTAGTGCCGGTGACTTCATATCCAAGAGACTTGAGATTTTCCTCAACGATGAGTTCAAACTCGTCTCCGGACTTTTTGCTTTCAGATTGAAAGTTGGTCATGATCAATTTGGTTGACTCTTACATTATACAGGAAATCACCCACCGAAACCCTTAGAAGGGCCAGTTTGTGGACTGTCTAAGACTTCGATACGATCAAGGAATGGTGATTTGTTCCACCATATCTCATGTGCTTGTGCCCAGTTGTCAACCACAGTTGATGTTCCATCCTTAGCGATGACCTTATAGTGGTGACGATCATACAGACCATCTGAGGTCTGAGTGAAATACTGGGGATCACCCGGTTCAATTAGTGCCATGAACTGCTGCCCAATCACGATTGAACAATTCTAGTCCCTTATCGGTCAGAATGTGGTTGTACATGCCCCAGAAAACCTTAGGTGGGAGGGTGCAGACATTTGCACCAACATCAAAACATTGACTGACTTGACTTACGTCACGCACAGACGCTGCAAGAATCTGAGTGGTAGTGAACTGCCTCTCGTATACTCTAGCGATGTCTTGAATCAGTCCAACCCCAGAGAAAGAATTATCATTCAATCGTCCAACAAAGGGAGACACATATGCTGCACCTGCTTTAGACGCAAGGATTGCTTGTGCTACAGAAAACACCAGGGTCACATTGACCTTGTGACCAGCGATAGACAATGCAAGACATGCCTTGAGTCCCTCAACAGTGCAGGGAACCTTAATGGTGACATTCCAGAGTCCCTCAAATGCCTTGGCCTGATCGATCATTTCTTCTGCAGTATCAGCAACAACTTCTGCAGAGATGGATTCGAACTGTTTGAACTTACCGGACATCTCCTTAATGACTTCAATTGGATCCCGACCACTCTTCATAATCAGAGTTGGATTGGTAGTGATCCCATTGATCATACCAGTCTCATGTGCCTTTGAAATCTCATCTACGTCGGCAGTGTCTAGAAAAATTTTCATAAAAAAAGAGGTCTTTCGACCCCTAGTATATCAGATATCATCTTGTTTGTAAAGGGTTTCCAACCAATCTTTTTTATCTTGGAACTCCTTGCTGTTTAACTTCGATACGTCAACGTACATCACCTCAGTTCCTGGTTCAGGTTCTTCGGGATGTTTTGGTTTTGGTGGTGGTTCATTCATAGTCTTATTGATGGATTGTATGTTCCCCCACATCATAGCAAATGCTGCGCCAGCAATCAAGGCAAAGCAGGTGAAGTAAACCAGTACAAGATATCCGTTCATGATTCTTGTAGAGATTGAACAGTGTTGTGGAGTTCGCCAACGTCTCTTAATCCTTCAGCAGAAAACCAGGGAGCAGATGCCCAACTGAATCCTTCACCGAAGGTGTTATCAGGGGCAACCACATACCAGTGGCAGTCAACATCAGGGACATCAACTGCACACTTAGACCAGTCATCACTCCACTGTGGAACTTGAACCCACATTAGAGCTGCCATCAGAATGGAGTAAATCACAGTGCGTTACCTCGTGGCAGAACTTCCTCAGGGAAGACAAAGTTCTCATGTGGTTGATCAACTGGTGCCAACCATGCACGAAGACCTTCGTTCAAGAGAATGTTCTTTGTGTAGAACGTCTCGAACTCTGGATCTTCTGCTGCTCTGATCTCTTGGGAAACAAAGTCATAAGCACGAAGGTTGAGAGCAAGACCAATAATACCGATGGAACTTGTCCAAAGACCCATAACAGGAACAAAGAGCATAAAGAAATGCAACCACCTCTTATTGCTAAACGCAATACCAAAGATCTGAGACCAGAAACGGTTT